TAAAAAACCCAAAGACCACATTCCCTTGTCGAAGAGCAGGTGTAGCAAAGGCACCTGCTTGTCCACCCCCACTTGTAGTAGGATACATTACCGTAGCCCAAGGAAGTTCTTCGGATTCAATAACCTCAGTTGCTCGATCATGAAGACCCATAATCCTCACCTTATATCGATAACCCCACCCAGGAACTCCTTCCTTATTCTCAAACTTTCCGGGGTTAATGTTTTCTCTCCATGTAGAATCATCGGCAATCTGTCCCATCCACCAATTGAAAGATTGCCCAAGTATACCTGAATTAAATAATGATCCTACTTCCATATCTTAATCATCGTATACTCGACACTCCAATGAATCGGGATGGTTGTCACAATAAACTTCAAGATTCTTATCTTGATGTCGGGTATGCCAATCATTTATCTTAGCACCACCTTCATTAGGTTCATTTTCATCATGATCATGAAATGCATCATTGTGCATTTCCAAATCTGCTTCACTATACTCTAACATACCATGATTGATATGCTCTTTATGATCCTTAGGATCTAGATAGACTTCGTGGTCTAAATTGTGCTTTGGAATTTCGGTAGTCATAAAATTAGTCCCTTACTGTTATATTTATTATATACTACCAGGATCTATTCTGTAACGATCTGTTGATCTATTTTGTATAATCTCAGATCCCGTAGCAGTTCTCTCACTAGCAGTACCTTTCCTACCCATGGAATCTCTAACTAAAGCCAATTTAGTATAGGTCTCCCTAGACGAAACATAATGACACAGATCCGCAATAATATATTTTCCTCCACTATTCTTATTATCAGTCTCTTGTCTAGTATCTGCTTTGAGAGAAGGAAAATCAACAAATATAGCATCTCCGGCATGTAAAGAAAAATCTCCTGCTACAGTAATGGTGGTTGTCTGTCCAAATAATTGATTATATCTCTGAATAGATTGATTAAAAATATTTTCCAAATCAAAATTTTGTTCCTTAGAATTATCAATTTGTTGGTCCGTTGTTCCTCCTGGTAAAGTTCCCGTATCTGTAATGTTCCAGGTGGTTCTAGTAAAGGCTGCATTTAATTCTTTACTATCTAACTCAGAATTAGATTGCCAAAATTCTTTTCCAGCAAGAGAAAGATACTCCTGATTACCTGCAATATCATCTCCTAATTGTGTGCCACTTAAATTCGCAGACAGAATTTTCTCATTGTATTCGCAACTAAAAGGATTAAAAGAGATACAACGAGTAGAATATGCACCCATCTGGTACTTACCCTGAACATTAACCGAACTATCCCTTACAAATTCCAATACTTTAAGATCATATCCCTTAGGGATGTTTTCACCCTCTGTGGACTCAGTATAAATGGCAGATTTTTTCTTTCTTTGTCCTAATAATTTATCCAAAGACTTGAAGTAATACCCTTTCGATGTTTCATATAAAAGAAATCCTCCTGTATTCCCAGGCTTATTTCCTTTGGGAGATGCCTTCGTACCAAGATTATTCATTGACCAAAAAGGTTTCTTTCTATTACCAATAAAATTATAATTCTTTGCACCTGTCTCTTCAATATCTAATTTCTTTTCAGTCTTTAAATTCTCCTTTAAAATGGTCTCTATATGCTGAGATATCTTTCCTTCCATACATACCTTCAATCTACTATCACCCTTCTCATTAATTAAAAATTCCTTCGATACCAAATCTAATTGAGCAACCGACTTAGTAGACTCATCATCTAAATTAGTAATCTTATTAACATACATCCAGAGATTTAACGTCGTTCCTCTATTATCACTGAATCTAATCTTCACTTTTTCCTCACCCACAATAGGTAATCCATCTACTGCGGTAGTAGTATTCTTACAATTTGTACCTTTCTTTTGGTTATTAGTAGTATCTCCTGCATCAGCATAAGTATATGTTATTCTCACTGTATTAGCTAAAAGACTTTCGTAATATAATAAACGAATAAGTCCACCCGTTAAATCAACAGTATTCTTTCCCGCTTCCTGTTTTTTATTAGAAAAAACAGTTAACTCCTCAACAGAAGCAGGTCCAGATAATTTTTTAAGATTAACTACCTTTTTATTTAATTCTTTAGCAGAAAATTGTCCTTCTTTATCGAATAGTTGTCCTAAATTACTCATTTATCTTACTTTATTAATACTATTTACACACCTTTATGTAATATTTCAAAAGGATCAACTCCACCAGATGAAGATGGTGAAAAGGATGCAAACATAGCAGACACATCATCATTTGGACTACTTGGTTGAGATGTAGAGGAAGATGGTGTTTGAACTATAACAGTCTTCTGTCCCATCTCTTCGTAAGGGGCAAACCGAGAAATAGCTGCCATCACTCCTTGATATCCACTAGCTTCATTAATAGCCAATAGCATATTCTTAGCAGGACCAACACTATTTGTATCAATAACAATCTCTCCACCCTTCAATGCTGCTGTCATATCCATAGGAACTATTCCACCCTTATGGAAATTCATCCACTGGAATTCATCCATCTGTTGATCTCCTCCTGGTTGTTGTGCGTTATTAGCACCAGTGAGTGAATCAGCCGCCCAACCTGCACCCATTGAAGCAGCAATTCCCAGAACCCCCAGTCCTATAACACCTATGATACTACTAGCAGCCTCAGGAAAAAGGGTCATAGCCAGGAAAGTTGCTCCCAAACCACCCGCAGTAGTAGAAATAGATCCTGCTGCGGCTTGAGTATCAGTCTGTCCCATTGCCTTTCTCTCCGCATAATCCATTCCAGTAAAAAGAATAGAAGTAAGAGCATTGGCTTTAACAAATTTACCTAATCCTTTACGAGCAAGACCTAATCTCATTCCAGTAGTTAATTTTCCACCCCTCATCCTTTTAAATCTAGCAATAGAAGAAAGTTTTGCACCTCCTACTCTTGCTTTTGGAAGGGCAGTTTTAGGTCCCAGCCTGCTTTTCAATCCCTTAGGAATCCTACCCATCTTAGTTGCTGCTCTGGTTACCGCCCAAAGTGCGCCGCCAGATGCCATTATAGAGACGGTTGCCTCGAATGCTTGTTGTGCTGTTGACTCATCAACTTGTCCTTGACTGGCTCCACTTCCTCCACCAAAAATCTTATTATATAACCATCCCCCTAACATATCACCTGCTATACCACCTCCAATTATTCCAATCATAGTTCCAAGTCCCGGAACTATACTTGCCATTGCCCCTAATAAAGTCGCCCCCAAGGTGGCACCAATCGATCTAAATGCTGCTCTTCCTGGCGATTCACCAAAGAGAAAAACATTTGCAGCAAACATCATTAATGGTCCAATAAGAGGAACCCTTCCCACACTACGAGCAAATGGAAGTTTCAATGCTTGAAGTCCTGGTTTAGCTGCGGAAGATGCAACCTTAGGGGCTACTGATGAGGTTGTTCCTCTTAATGCTGATGAAGTAACTCCTGCACCAGTAGTAACCACAGTCCCTTTCTTAATAAGAGAAGTCCCCCAGAATTTAGGGTTCCTCAGCTGAGCTCCTGCTGCTTGGTTAAGACCCATATTCACACGAGAACTTATCATTGCAGCCATCAAGGATGCATTCAACAGTCTTATAAAAGTAGAAGAAAGTCTTCTAAATCCTTCCTCTCCAAACTTTCCTAAGAGACCTCCAAACATAGACTCTGCTTTATCCGCCAGCCAGAATGCTCCATCTACCAAAGTCGCAGCAAAATTAAGAAGTTTTCCACCCCAATTAATAACAAAATTCATTGCACCAAATACAAAGGAAGCTACATTTCTGAGTGCAGGTGCAAACTTAATCAATCTCATTATAATCATACCCCAGAAGAGAGTAACAAAGTAATTTGTTATCCTCGACCATAAACTCTTCGCTTTTCCAGGTAAAAATCTACCTAGACTTGGGAATTTTCTTTTACTTTTTTCTAAATCCTTTTCTTCTTGATTACGTCTTGCTTGTTCTTTCTGTCTTCTCTTCCTTTCTCTCATCTTATCTAATAAGAGAGATCCTTTTAAGATAGTATCAATCTCGACTACACTAGTCTTAATTCTAAATGCAGTTCCTTCTAAGGTCTCTTTACCACCTAGATTAGTAGTTGCCTTACTAATAAGTTGAGGAGAAGATGAAAAAGTTGTAGGAACTAAAGGTGTAGTGGGTTCTATCTCTTGTGTGGGTGTTTCTTGTCCTTCTTCTTTCCCTACACCTATATCCTTTCCACCTTTTCTCTTAAACATACGGCGAGCCATTCGAGAACCACCACTGGGTACTCCTTTCTTTCCGGATGTTAATCTTCCTAGTAAAAATCCTCCTAACATATCACAACAACATTATTCCTAGGGTTCTAATCTTCGACACATCCCTCGTCACTCCAACATCAAACGAAGGAATTTCATTACCCGATCCTCCCAGATCAGACACAGTTGTATTATTATTTTGTTGTGTATTAACTACTTCTACTGTATCATTGGTTCTATCTACTGTTCTAGATACACCCTCAGATGATTTGGTTTCCTGCTGCTCCGCCAACTTAAGTTCGGCTTTATATTCATTCTTTGCTTCAATAAATGCCTGAGCCCCTGCTCTTGTATTAGGAAAATCTTCTCTCTTCGGTGGACCACTAGTAGATGTAGATGATGAAGTCCCAGAAGTACCCAACCCCTTAGTTCCCTCCCTCAATTCATTAATAATTTTATTAGGATCAACCTTTATTGGTGAACTTATTATCTCCTTTTTAATATTCTTCTCAATATTTAATTCAGCTTCAATGGATGATCTTTCTACATCATCCGCAATCTGACTTATATTATCCCCAACTCCAAGATCAAATAAAGATTGAACCTCTCCACCCGCAATAAAATTCTGAGTTATTATATTATTATTAACAGGTTTATTGACACTTCTATTAACCGATTTATTGACACTTCTATTAACAATACCCCCACCTCTAAAATAAGTATTACCACCAGAGAATTTAGGCATTGCCTTTCCACCACCAGCAGCATTCATTCCTAAAAGAGCATCTCTTCCCCATTTCTTAACAGCACCCTTACTCATCACGACTTCACCGGGTGTAAGCATCGCTGGAACTGTATCACTGTTACCAGCACCAGGAACTAAACCACCTTCATTAAATTTTCTAGTAGCACTAAAAGCAGAGATAGCTTTCCTCCCAAAACCCATCATACCAGCTCCCCCCACCAATGCTTTGGCTTTTAACCATCCAATAGCCGCTATCATCTTAGGAATCCACAATGCAATTGCAGTGGTCATACTCGTAATCAATCCACCCAATCCCGTCATAAAGAGTAAAGCACCCGTCAATAAAGCAGGCCAAAAAGTCTTTACAAATCTACCAAAAGATGCAATCTTCTTTTGATTAGCAGGATCTGCCATCCACTTCAAGAAATTAAGAAGTATCTTCCCTAAAAATAATGTCTTTATAAAATTCCATATCCTTTCCCATAAACTCATTACAGGAGCAACAATCTTATTTCCTGCTTTCTTTAATCCAGCAAATCTATCTTTTCCTTTTTCAAGATTCTTCTCTCGTAAATCCATCTCAGTCTGCTCTGCCTGAGTTCTTCTATCATCAGCAGCCTCTTCACCCGATTCTTGTCTTTGAATTAATGTATCTCTAATAGAATCGACACTTGCAGCAATGGATTGAAGAGTATCTAACAACGTATTCTGAGTCCCAAGTCTCTTATCTACATTATCTTTTCTTGTCTTTATAATTTTTTTTAAAAAAGTAATCTTTTTTTCATTATGTCCTACTCTCTTCTCAATATTATCCGATGACTCTTGACTAGTTCCTTTTTTAAAAGCAGCACCAGTGATGGTAGACCTCTTCGCCATGAAGCTACCTAACTTCTCTTTTTGTCTTTGAAAAAAAGAAGATCCTTGTATTAATTGTTGGCGGGACTCAGCCATACTTAGATTGTGCTTTCTTCTGTTTTTGTTCTTCCTCTTCAAGATGTTGTTGAAGAAGAGCCACATAGATGTCTCGTTCCCAAGGCATCATATTTTCAATCTCTGTTAAGCTATATTTATGGTACTGCATCAAGGCAAAATTTAAGCGATAATATGCCTCAAGACTCATATGAGTCATCGCTACGCGAAAAAAGACGCTAATCCCTCCAGTACCACATCACTTTCAACTTTTGTTTTAGGATTTTTTATTTTAATAGTATGAGATAACTTAGGCATAGTCTCAAAAAATGCTTCAATCTCTTTAAACTGAGATGAATTCATCTGCTCTAAGAAATCATTCACTTCTTTCTTAGTACAGTCATCTGTTGCCCATACTTCCTCCTCATTATAAATTTTATCAATACAAGAACCAATTAAAGCAAATGATTGATCCATTTGATTAGTTTGCTTAAAGTCAAAATTATTTTTAATAAATTCTTCCAATGAAGGATACTTCATCTCCATCATCAAATTATCATCAAGTTTAATTTGATTATCATGGTCTTCATTCTTCTCTATTTCAATAGAATCTAAATTAATTTTAACTTTAACCTGAGTCTCTTCATCATCAGGACAAATAACATTAACTTCCAACTCTTCTCCTACAGACTTACCCCTAATATGAAGAAAAAGATATTCAATATCAAAAGTAGGAAGATTCTCTACTTTAATTCCTTTGGTTTGAATACATGATTTAAGAACTGCTTTAATAGCAGTAGTGATCTGTTTGGTATCCTCACTTTCCAATGCAAGAACTAAAAGTTTCTCTTCCTTAACTAAAAAAGGTCTGTATTTAATAGTTTCGCCAGTAGAAGGTAACTCCAACTCATATGTTGGCGTGGCAATCTTTGGTAAAGGCATAATGTCCTAATACAATTCAGTATACTTATTTATCAAGCAAAATTAGATAAAGTTCCTATCAAATCCGATGCTCCTTGTGGTAATGCTGCTCCTACTCTTTCCGCCACCATGCCAGCTAGTCCAAAAGTATTTTGATTTGCTTGATCTATAATACTTGACAATCTAGGAGTACGAGTTGCTGAAATAGCAGGAAAATTAGAATTAACAATATATCTAATATAAGTCATCGACACAGTACACTTCAAAAGATCCGAAGTATCATATGATATAGGCATCGAAGTAATTGCTAATGGATAACTATTAATAAATTGATATTGTAAAACTTTACTCTGATTATGATCTCTTTCAAATTTTATAACCGATAACCCCTGAGGAGACACATAATCTTTAGGGTATGCCATCCTATAAAAATAATTAGAAGCTTTCTTTGAAGGACCAGAAGGGTCCATTTCCGATCCATTAGTAATATAGTTCATCCATGCTTCAAAAAATCTAACAGCAGTATAATCTCCTGCATCTACATAAAAAGTTAAATCAATTCTATCATCAAATATTCTTCTGTTTACATACCTTTCAGTTACACCATGATAGTTATTGGTAATCTCTGATGTAGCCAGTTGGGATCCTGGAAGAGATGCCTCTGCACATTGTAAATTTAACTTCCCCTGTCTTCCCGTCCTTGCCCACCAAGATTTCAAAGGACCAGGAGGAGGATCTACTGTAACTTCATAATGTGAAGTTAACGCAGGAGATAGTAAGTTACTTTTTATTTGAGAAACTGTTTTTGGTCTAGGCATTTATAAATATTTTATACCTTATATATTATGTATGGCCGAAAGTAAGAAAAGTTTATTTAAACCCACCAAACCTAAGAAATATAAGGGTAATCCAAACAATATTATCTGTCGTAGTTCGTGGGAAAGAAAGTTCTGCAATTACTGTGACATCAATGAGAGTATTGTAGAATGGGGAAGTGAAGAGTTCTTTATACCCTACCGTGCTCCTGACGGTAAAGTGCGACGTTACTTTCCAGATTTTATTATCAAAGTCAAAGAGAACTCAGGAGATCTTAAAACCTATGTGATTGAAGTTAAACCCAGAAAACAAACCCGTCCACCTAAACCACGGAAAAAAGTAACACAATCATATCTCTATGAATGTAAAACCTATGCAGTCAATCAAGCAAAGTGGGCGGCTGCATCTGAATGGTGTAAAGATCATAGAGTTGAATTCAAAATCATTACTGAAAGAGAACTAGGTATACAATAATGCCAAGAAAAACCCTCCAACAAAGAAGAGAAAGAGAACTCCAAAGACAGAGAGAACAATCTGAGACCTTTGGATTTGAAGGAGAACTAAAACAATCTCCTACTGCACGGGTAGAAGAACTTAAAAGATTAGTTCAAGAAGCAAATACAACTGATCCAGAAGAAATAATGCTTATCATTATGGAAGTATTCAATCAAACTGT